AGCTTCTAACCCATCACTTGCCCCATTTGCAAAGTTCCCGTACATAGTCAGAGAAATTGCAAAGTCAATGGATTTAGATCCAGACAAAGTTACAAACGATCTAAGTGAAGCGGCAAGGCAAGCGCAGATACTCAAACAAAATACACCCACACCTCCTGCCGCACCTCAAGCGCAAGGTGTTCCTAATGTTTCAGATACAGCGGGAACAGGTGGAGGCAATATAGGAATTGGACAAGTTCCTGTACCGGGTGAACAAGGATTTACAGGTAATGAGCAACAACCTACAGGACAGCAACCTTCGCCACAAGGCGGTGAGCCGCCTCAAGCCCCTTTGCAGTAATGCTAAACAGTGGCAAGCGTTTTTAGATTACATTGATATTCTAATTAGTGAACAGCATAAAAAATTAGAACAATCAGGTGATGTTGTTGCGTTGCATCAAGCTCAAGGGGCGATACATGTTTTGCGCACTTTAAAGTATTTAAAAGAAGAGGCTTTGAAAACAGATGGCTGAAATGGAAATGTTAGGTGGTTTGATGGATGAAGGCGGTACTGTCGATCCTGTGTCCGGTAATGAAGTTCCATCTGGTTCTACGCAAGAAGAAGTACGTGATGACATTCCAGCACAATTAAGTGAGGGTGAATTTGTTTTTCCCGCTGATGTCGTGCGTTATATAGGTCTGGAAAACTTAATGAAGATGCGTAGCATGGCTAAAGCGGGTCTTGCTAAAATGGAAGCTATGGGACAAATGGGAAATAGTGAAGAGGCTATTATTAGTGACACTATACCGTTTAGTGATCCAATAGATCAGTTTATTGATGAAATGGATCAAGACGATCCCGTAATGTTTCAGGTAGGAGGTTTAGCAGGACAGCCCACACAACAACAACCAACAGGTAATTTTTTGCCTCCCGGTGTAACTAGACCGACTGTTTCAGCTACAACTCCTCCTCCAAAAATTTCTCCATCTGAAAGCGGCATACCTGTTTATGAAACGAGGAAATTCATTGGGCCAGACGGGACGATTAGAACATTTACTTTTCTAGATGGTAAGCCCATCCAAAATATACCCGAAGGATTTAACCCCTACGTTGAACCTGAAGCACAACCCGAAGTGACACCTGAAGTTGCCCCCACACAACGAAGACCATCAGACGACGATGATGATGGGCGAGATCTCGCAGAAGAGGCGAGACTTCGAAGTGCGGCAAGTAAATTAAAATACGATGTGCTTTCTTCCTTTAGTCCAAAACTAAAAGAGGTCTGGAATAATGATCCTGCCAAAACAGGCCAACGACAATTTCCTGCCATTAGCATACTAAGAGGTTTGAACACACGCCTTACTGCGCTTGATGAAGTAGAAAATATTGTTAACGAGGCAAATAAAAGGTTGAAAGGAACAGGTTCCCAATTAAATGCGGAAGATTATACTAATCCGTTAACGGCGACTACAAAATTAAAAGAGGATATTCAACAGCTTTTAGATGTGACGGATGCTGACGGAGAAGCCATTCCAAGTACACCGTCTGTAGCCAGAAGCACACAAACAATAGTGGACTCTCAGCAAAGGAAAGCAGAAGAAGAACAAGCACAAATTGATGTAGAAGCAGATAAAAGATTTAACAAATCTTTACAAGGACAAGCCAACATTGCACCAGAAGATGTGCCATCAACGCAACGATTTGATTTTGATGTTTCTGCACCGAAGCAAGAAGCTGTCAAACCTGTCGAACAGCCTATAGAAACAAAGCAAGATGACACAGGCGTACCAGCGGCGCAACGGTTACAAGACCAGCGGTTAGACCCGCTTGGAGTCGCTCCAAATCTTGGTGAAGCCCAGCGTCAGCAATTGGGTATAGATTTCGACGAGGAATCTGCGGCAGACGAAACCCCGCTAAATCCTTTCACAGAAAAATTAAAAGAAGGGGTAAGAGTACAGCCCCGATCATTTGCCGCAGGAGATAGACCTGACATACAAGGAACACCAAGTTCAACAAGGCCGGGTATTAAGTCGTCGGCGTTTCAAAGAGCTAAGGACTTGACTACCCCACAACAAAGACGAGATTTAGAAGAACAAGCCGCTTTTCAAGAAAGCACCAGAGAGTATAGCCCAGCCTATGATTCTTCCGACAGAGAAGGTGGCGATCCTGCGCAAGATGTTGGGGGAGGGACTGTTGGCGGTCAAGGTGGTGGATTATCTGGCCCTTTCAAAAAAGGCGGTCTAGCGTCTTTAAAAACGAAAACTAAACCTAAAAAGAAAATGAAGCGTGGGGGATTAGCTTCTAAAAAATAATCCCATAAACTGGCTACCTAACGCCCCAACGGCTACCGTTAGCCCCAGAGACAAGGAAGTAACATGTCTACATCTCAAGCTGAAATGACTGAAAAGGTCGAACAAAAAAAAGTAACATCCGGTTTTGCAAAAAGGAATGCAAACAAAAAACGTATAGAAGAAGAGGAGGCTGAACTACAGGAATTAAAAAAACCGAAGGAAACAGAGGAAGAACCTGTAGAGGCTGTTGAACCTGAACCGGAAGGTGCAGAAGAAAAGACCTTCAAAAAAAGATACGGTGATTTACGCCGACACTCTCAGAAAAAAGAATCTGAGTTACAAGAGCAGATAGATGAGTTGCGTAAGCAACTAGAAGCATCTACAAAAAAAGAGATCAAGTATCCAACTTCAGATGAGGATATGTCTGCGTGGATGGAGCAATATCCTGACGTAGCTAAGATTGTAGAAACAATAGCTATGAAAAAGGCGCAGGAGCAAACTTCTGATTATGAGTCTAAATTTAAGGAGATAGACGAACTAAAACATGAAGCAAGGCGGGAAAAAGCAGAAGCAGAACTAATGCGTTTGCATCCTGACTTTGATGAAATTAGAGACAGCGATGACTTTCACAACTGGGTAGAAGATCAGCCAAAGTGGGTTATCGAGTCGTTGTATGATAACGAAAGCGATGCTGTATCTGCTTCTCGTGCAATTGATTTGTACAAAGCAGATATGGGTATATCTAAAAAGAAAGCATCGTCAACTGAAAAAGAAGCCGCTAAAGCTGTCAATGCACGCAGTGAAAGATCGGCTCCTGAAACAGATGAAAAATCGTACATGAAAGAATCTGATGTTGCAGAAATGTCATCACAAGAATATGAAGCTCGTCAGGATGAGATTGTGGAAGCAATACGTTCTGGTAAGTTTATATATGATGTTTCTGGTTCAGCTAGATAAAAACCTTGACAAAATTTCATTCACAAATATAACTATGTGAACAATAATGTGACAGCCCCGTTCGGTTACCTGTTGCATCCTTCACAGAACACCCATCTTGATTCAGGCCGCATTCGCCACCCTGAAGCTACTGGCCTCTGCCGAAGTTACATAGTATATACCAAACCCAATGTAAGGAGTGTCAATCATGGCATTTAAAACTGCGGCGGGGTATGGAAATTTACCTAACGGTAACTTTAGCCCCGTAATATATTCTAAGCAGGTTCAGCTTGCTTTCAGGAAGTCTTCTGTTGTTGAAGACGTAACTAACAACGACTACTTTGGTGAAATTGCCCAAATGGGTGATTCTGTCAAAATCATTAAAGAGCCTGAGATCACAGTTAAAGAGTACGCTCGTGGTGCTCAAATTGTGCCTCAAGATCTTGATGACGAAGATTTCACTCTTGTAATCGATAAATCAAATTACTTTGCATTTAAAATTGATGACATCGAAGAAGCACATTCACATGTGAACTTCCTACAAATGGCATCAGATCGTGCAGGTTATCGTTTGCGTGATCAGTATGACCAAGAAGTGCTTGGTTATATGTCAGGCTATAAGCAAAGTTCTCTCAACACTGTTGCTGGTGCAGTTAACGATGCTGTTAACGGTACAAAAGCAATCGGCACTGCCTCAAGCGGTAGTTCAGCAGATGGTGCTGGTGCGGAACATCTTGAGTCCATGCACCTAGATGAAACAGATTTTGTTGCATCTGGTGGAACGGCGGGAGATGCTATTCCGATTGTTCCTCGTTTACCGGGAGCCACTTCGCTATCAACGACAACAGCGTCACCGTTGCAAGTAATTGCTCGTATGGCTCGTAAACTCGATCAACAATTTGTTGATACTCAAGGTCGCTGGCTTGTTCTCGATCCAGTGTATGTAGAGGCGTTAAAAGACGAAGATTCTCGTCTGTTTAATTCTGATTTTGGTGGATCAGGACTGCAAAACGGACTTGTTATAAACAACCTGCACGGTTTCCGTGTATATGTTTCTAACAACCTACCCGCTGTAGGAACAGGCCCAGCAGTTGGTTCAGCAACTGCACAGGGAACTAACTATGGTGTAATTGTAGGTGGTCATGAGTCAGCAGTCGCTACTGCACAACAGATCAACAAGACAGAAACATATCGTGATCCTGACAGCTTTGCTGACATTGTTCGTGGTATGCATTTGTACGGTCGTAAGATTCTTCGTCCAGAAGCTTTGATATCAGTTCGTTATCAGACAGGATTCTAAGGGGATAAATTATGGCTACATTTGATCTTACTCTCGCATCAACATTTACAGAAGAAAGCGCAGATTCGGTTGCTGTTCTTCGTAACATGGAGACTCCTGTCACCATGCTGGAGGGTGTTTTAGATATTTCTAAAATTGCCAACTACTCTTGCACCAATGGTGACATTTTCCAAGTGTTGGAAATTCCAGCTAATACTCTTGTGGTATTTGCTGGAGCAGAGGTTCTGACTGTCTTTGATGGTACTTCTCCAACTGTTGACATTGACTTCGCCGCAGGTGATGACATTGTTGACGGCGGTGATGTAACTGCCACAGGCTTTCTTGCCGCTGGTTCCAACGGTGGAGCAAACATTACAAGCCAAGCGACTTTTACTCAGCTTGTAACTACTACAGATACGATTGACGTAAAGTTAATTGCCTCATCTGCTGATGTTACAGCGGGTAAACTTCGGGTCTACGCTCTGGTCGTCGATATGAACGGCAGAGAAGATGACATCAACGAAGTTGTTCGTGATCAGCTTGCTTAACTAAGTCGGGGGCTTCGGCCCCCTTCCTGCCGAAGGTTTATATTTCTAATGGCGTATAATTTCATTGATATTACAAATGAAGTATTGGCGAGATTTAATGAAGTTGAACTGACCACAAGTAGCTTCGGGAATGCCCGTGGCTTTCAAATACAATGTAAAAACGCAGTTAATGCGGCGATTAGATATATTAATCAAAGTGAATACACTTTTCCTTTTAACCACGCAGAATCTGAAATAACTTTAGTTGCTGGACAAACTAGATACGATCTTCCTTCCGACACTAAACTTATTGACTATCAAACTTTTCGATTAGTCCGTGACACTACACTTGGTAATGATGGGCGCAGTTTAATATATTTAGATTACAAAGAGTATGTAGATAAATACATTGAGCAAGAAGATCGATCTGATGTTGGTAGCATACCTACACATGTATTTCGTGATCCCGCCAATAAATATGGACTATATCCGTATCCTGATAAAGCGTATAAAATAAAATTTGACCGCTACACTATTCCAACAACTCTTAGTAACGCTACAGATGTCCCTTCTATTCCAGAAAGATTTCGACATGTAATTGCCGATGGCGCAGTCATGTATGGTTATCAGTATCGTGGAGAAACAGCGCAATATCAGCTTGCATTAGATCGTTTTGAAGACGGCATAAAAAATATGGTGTCTGTGCTTGTTAATAGACATGACTATGTTAGATCAACATTTATACCGAGAACAAATAGATTTTCTATTGTAACTGGCACGGTGACGTAA